GGAGGAGGCTGGGAAGGACCCACGGTCGCGCGCTCATCGAGCACTCGAGCCTTGGCCTTTGTGAATTCATCCTCGGATAGATGCCCTTTGGCTCGAAGCTCTATGAGATCCGCCAGCTCTTCAGTAATCGACTTTTGCCGCTCCACAATTTCGTCCTCCGTTGACGACAGAACATGAACCAAGGTTTCTCCGGGACAACTTTTTAGCAATCGAGCAAGAGCCTGACAGTATTTGTACTAGTGCCGTGCGTGACCCGAAAATAAATTAGCAACTGTCCCCTCCCTTAGGGGTCAGCGCGCGTCAGGTGTCGCGTTCAATGAAAAGGTGCGTGAGATCGTACACGCGCGCTGGCCCTATTCTCCCGAGGCTTTCGATTCGTCGGTTCCATCGCGAATCGCGACGTCGATGACCTTGACAGGGTCTGGCCGCGAAGCTGACCTGAAAAACTCCTTCATCATCGATATCGTTGCGGCGCGCTGACCCGGCGTGAGGTTTCTCACAATAGATAGAATCGCCTCTTCTTCCTCGGCCGCAAGTTGATCAACTCTCTCCAACTCGGCTCTATCCATCCGCAGCGCATGAAAGATTCCGATCAGTGACACGGCGGAAACATTGTGGATACCTTTTTCGATCGCGCCCAGAGTCCTTCGGCTCATCCCAATGCCCTGCCGCTTTGCCTTTTCGACGAGTTGATCTTGGGTCCAGTCCTTCGCTTCCCTAGAGGTTCGAATTCTGTCCCCGATCTCTTCAAGGTAAGACCGCTCCCGCGGCGTAAGCGTTTTGCGCGCCATTGGGGGCAAAGTTTCCGACATAAAACGCCAATATTCGCCAAGAAACGCTTGACAACATAAAGCTGCATGGGCAACATAACGCTGCAATGTACGACTTAAGACCACTCAAGACCGCAATGGCAGAGCAGGGATTCACCCCGCGAACCATTGCTGAGAAGGCGGGACTGAAGAGGTCTGGTGTGCGCGACATGCTCAACAGAGGCAGCGGAAGACCTGGAAATGTTAAGAAGTTGGCGGATGCGCTCGGCGTTCCGATGAAGGAACTAATGAAAGGCAAGCGCCGGAGAGCCGCATGAGAGAGCGCACTGTCGCTATGCCTCTTCCGGAGCGCTGCCGTCGCCCAGGGTGCAACCGTGCCGCCACAACGCGCGGACTGTGCGGATCGGACTACTGGGCGGCCTATGACCTCGTCAGAAACAACAAGACCACGTGGGATCAATTGAGGCGCGAGGGAAAGATCGCAGAGCCGCGCCGAACCGCGAAGGAATGGTTCCTTGGAAAGGTGAGCGCATGACTTGGACTCAATGGGCAATCGTGATCGGGTGCGCGGCAATCGTGGCGTTCTTGATCATTGCAACAATCCGTGACGTTCAAGCTGCTAGGAAGCGTCGTGGCCTGCTGGAGGAAGCCCGGCGCACTCTGAGACGAGAGGAAGCGTGCAGGGTTCATGAACTCCGGAAAAGAGGGTTCATCCGATGAAAGCGCTGAAGACATTCCTGATCGCCTACGGGTACATCTGGGCAGTGATGCTGTTCATCGAGTTCGTTGTTCTGAGGCTTCCCGAATGACTGAAACCGTCGATCTCGGCAACGGCATTCGCGCGACGAAAATCGGAGCTCACCTGGTGAAGCTTGCGCGATCGGTTGATGGACGCGATACGGACGTGATCCTGATGAGCCGGGAAAACCTCCGGCGGTTCCAGATCTTCATGTTAGGTAACACGGTCGAGGAAGAAGTAAAGCGCCAGTGCGAGATGGTAGGCGGCCACCTGGGGACGGAGCGCGAATGAAGGTCGAGTTCAGTTACGTCGATGGCAAACCGTCGATCGTACTGAGGGCGGAAACGCCCGAGGACAGCGGACTCCTGCAGATCATCGGGGACAAGCAGCCGGTGAGCGCGCGGGTAACGAACGGCGAGGGATCGCCGGCAAAAACACTGACGGTCGAATTTGGAGCGAAGTGACTTATGAAAAACGAAAAGACCAGCAAGCGCGTCTCGAAGATTGCCGGAAAGATTTTAGCCAGCATGAAGGACATCGGCGCCAGCGGCGTCATCTACGTAGGCGCCAGTGGTGAGTCGCCGAAAGGCCGCCCCATATTCGTCTACACCGAGGCGTGCTCCGCGGCCGAGCTTAAATCTCTTGCCGCGTCGGCGTTGACCCAGGCGCCAGACAAGAAACGAAGCAAATAAGTTGTGCAGCGGGGTAGAGCAGCGGTAGCTCGGCAGGCTCATAACCTGCAGGTCGATGGGTTCGAATCCCTCCCCCGCAATTGATCGTGCTGCAGCGCGGAAAGTGGCGCGCCATAACCAACACAGCAAGGGTGACTGCCCGTGGATACCTCCGGGGAGCAAGTAAACCCGGGTCTTGCAAGACGGGAGCCGGAGTAGGCCTTTAAAAGCTGATCCGGCCGGCACGATCAAACCTCTCTGACGTCTCGCGGGGCTATTGAACCCTCTCCCAAACGGAGGAGTGTGAAATGGAAAAAAAACCGCGGTGCGTCAGACAAGGGGCCCGGATTTACCGGCAGCGCGGGACCGCCTTTCACCTGAGGGTTCTGTCGTCCGCGCTGTAGCCCCTTAAAACATTCGGCGCGATACACACATTGAGGACTGCAGCTGTGAAGACTGTTAAGAAGAAGGCTGAGAACAAACCAGCAACGAACGTTGCGGAAAAAAACGCAGAGCAGCCAGCGCCGATCACACCACGCTTTCAATGGACGAACAATGGCAACCGCGTCCTTGTCGTGAAATGCGTCGGTACCGACGGATCCGCATACGGTGGATTCAAACATCCGACCAAGGTCGGGGACCATGTCACAGCGCCGGACTGGGATCCAAAACCAGAATGCGGCAACGGGATCCACGGTTGGGCATGGGGCTTCGAGCTGGGCGAAGGGATGGAGCCTGAATACCGCGACGCGCTCTGGCTCGTGTATGCAGTCGATCCCGCGCTGATCATCGACATCTCCGGCAAATGCAAATTCCAAACAGGCGAGCTCGTCTATTCCGGCAATTGGGTCGGAGCGATAGTGATGACCCTCGATGGACGCCGTGCCTGGAGCGAGCACGCCGCGAGGGGCTCAGCTGCCGCCACCGGATGGAGGGGCTCAGCTGCCGCCACCGGTGAGAGGGGCTCAGCTGCCGCCACCGGTGAGAGGGGCTCAGCTGCCGCCACCGGATGGAGGGGCTCAGCTGCCGCCACCGGATGGAGGGGCTCAGCTGCCGCCACCGGTGAGAGGGGCTCAGCTGCCGCCACCGGTGAGAGGGGCTCAGCTGCCGCCACCGGATGGAGGGGCTCAGCTGCCGCCACCGGATGGAGGGGCTCAGCTGCCGCCACCGGTGAGAGGTTTGGTACGAGCTCAACAGCAAGGGAGAGTTCGTCGAATCCGCCAATCAGGCCGATTAGTTCAACAGATTCGGCGCAAGCCGATGGCACGCAGGCAATGCCGTTGTTCGAGAACCTGTAGTCAGGAAAGACGGCGCACAACCGGATTAGCACTCCACGGCGCCGTCGAAACAAAAAGGCCGGGGCAAAGAACCCCGGCCCGAAAAAATCGAAAGTTACGTGGGGCAAATATAGCATGGCCTTAAAAATCATCAAGGGAACGGAAACCATTCCCGTCGACCATCCCATTTTCATGATCTTTGGAGAGCCGGGGATCTGCAAATCCAGCCTCGGCTATTCGATGAAGGATCCGCTCACGCTCGACTTCGACCACGGCGCCCACCGGGCAGTCAATCGACGGGACACGCTCCTGATCAATGGCTGGCCCGACGTCGTCGAGTTGAATGATGAGGCGCTGGAGCCATACGGGTCGATCGTCGTCGACACGGTTGGCCGGTGTCTCGAGTTCATCACCGCGGATATCGCAAGAACCGACGCGAAAAAAGCGCCAGGCGGAACCCTCACCATGCAGGGCTGGGGCGTTCTGAAGACGCGTTTTGCCAGTTGGACCTCCAGCATCCGTTCCTACGGCAAAGACCTGTTGTTCATCTCTCACGAGAAGGAGGACAAGGACGGCGAACTCCGGATCATGCGGCCAGACATCGCCGGCGGCAGCTACGGCGAGGTGATGAAATCCGCCGACTTCATAGGCCGCGTCTACATGATCGGCAAGGACCGGTTCCTCGATTTCAATCCCACCGATCGCTGGGTCGGAAAGAACCCGGGCGCGTGGGAGCCGTTCAAGATTCCGCCAGCCGGCAAGGCGACGGACTTTATGGCGGAGCTGGTCGACCGCGGCCGCTCGGTGCTGGGAAAGATCAGCGAGGCCTCCGCCGTTGCCGCCAATTCGGTAATCGACTGGCGCACGATGATCGGCGACTTCAAAACCGCGGCCGATTTCAATGCCACGATTCCGAAGGTGAAGGACATCGCCAGCAAGATCATCCAGGACCAGGTGATCAAGCTGCTGTTCGACGCTGCAGACGCAAAGAAGATCACCTTCGACCAGGAAAAGAAGGTTTTCTCTGATCCTGTCCAGACCAAGCAGGAGCCGCCGGTCACCGCGGGGAGACTGCTTTGAGAGGATTCCCTGGATCGTTTGAAGACATCACTGGAATCCGTTTCTCGCGCTTGGTAGCCGTGAGCCATATAGGCGGTGGTAGGTGGCTCGTTCGGTGCGACTGTGGGCGAGAGAGCCATGTAGCGGTTGGCAATCTGAAGAACGGCCACACTCGCTCATGTGGCTGCCTGATGCTGGAGACCGCTGGTACGGTAATGCACGGCGCGCGGCGCAAGGGAGCCGACCGGAAGACGTACTACAGCTGGCAGGGGATGATTCAGCGGTGCACCAACCCCGCCAATCCGAAGTACCCACAATATGGCGGCCGGGGGATTCTCGTTTGTGATCGATGGCGCGAGTACTCCAATTTCTTGGCCGACATGGGGCCGCGGCCCTCTAACTCGCACAGTATTGAGCGGCGAGACACCAATGGCAATTACGAGCCAACGAATTGCGTTTGGGCAACGGCAACTGTTCAGGGCAGAAACCGGCGTTCGGTAAAGCTGACTCTTGATGTTGCCGAGCGGATTCGCTCGCTGGTGGCCAGTGGCGTTTCGGTGTCGTCGGTCGAAACTGTTTACGACATCGTGAGCGGAAAGACCTGGAGGGCAGCATGAGGATCGGCTGCACTCAATTGGAGAGCTTCCGGCTATTCATGGATCCGGAGAACGAGTGGTACGACGAGGCAAAGTTCCTCGCGGAGCTGCGCGGGGAATTCGAGCCCACCTATGAAATCTTGATTGGCTTGGCCTATGGGCGCGCGCTCGAAAAACCCGATAAATACCGGGTTCAGGTTCCCCACGAGGGCTATGAGGTTCCCGTGAAGGTTGGGCCGGACTGGCGCCGGTTCTTCATTCCGGAAAGAACGGTCAGGCCCGGGCTGAACGTTCTCGACCGGAACGGCGTCTTCGAAGTCCGCACCGAGAAGGTGTACAACGGCGTCACGGTGGTGATGAAGGCCGACCATGTCATCGGCCGGATCGTCAGCGACAACAAGACCACGTTCAAGACGTTCGATTTCGACAAGTACGCCCACTCCTATCAGTGGCGGTTCTATCTCGACGCATTTGGAGCCCAGCAATTCACCTACAACGTGTTCCGGCTTTATGACGAGCGTGGCGATATCGAGATCGCCGGCGTCGAGCAATTCAATCTTTTCCCCTATTCAGAAATGGAGCGCGATTGCGCTGCGCTGGTCGGGGAGTTCTGCGACTACGTCAGGGCGAGGAATCTGGAACCGCTCCTGGCTGAACGTGAACAGAAAGCACTCCAATTTGCGAGGACACTTTGAGCACATCAATTGAAACCGCGGCCGCCGGCGTCGTCGATCCCGGTGTCTTCTATCCGCAGATCCCGATCGACACGATCAAACCGTCTCCTACGAACCCGCGGAAACGGTTCGATGAGACTGAGCTCCAGGAGCTCGCAGCCAGCATCAAAGAGAAGGGACTTATTCAGCCGATCGTTATTCGCCCGGCTGCCGGCAAGAAAAAGTCCAATGAACAGTGGGAGATCGTCGCCGGCGAGCGCCGCTGGCGCGCGTCGAAACTCGCAGGACTCGACACGATCGCGGCGATCGCGCGCAACCTGGACGACAGGTCCACGCTCGAGCTGCAGGTAATCGAGAACCTCCAACGCGCGGACGTCCATGAACTGGACGAAGCCGGTGGCTATCGAAAGCTTATGGAAGACCACGGTTACACCGTGGAGGTCCTGGCGGAAAAGGTTGGCAAGTCGATCGCCTACATCTATGGCCGACTGAAGCTGAACGATCTGCTGCCGGAGCTGCAGGCGCGGTTCTATAAGGACGAACTCACGGCCGGCCACGCAATTCTGCTTGCCCGTCTATCGGAGTCGTCACAGATTCAGACCGCCAAAGAAGGCCTGTTTGATAGCGACTACGACCGTGACGCCGGCAAGCAGGTCAAGAGCCTTGTCAGCGTTCGTGAATTGGGATCGTGGATCGCGACGAACATTCAAATGGAACTCGCCAAGGCTCCATTCGATCCGAAAGATGCGACGCTCCTGCCGGCCGCCGGCGCTTGCATCACGTGCCCAAAGCGATCCGGCTGCAATCCAGTTTTGTTTCCGGAACTCGGCAAAAAGGACGTTTGCACCGATCGCGCCTGTTATGACCGGAAGGTCAGCGCGCGCATCAAGACGGGAACCGCGTCCGGCGAGCTCGTGCCCATCTCCCACGAATATGACCAGAAGAAGCGGCCCAAGGGCGCGCTCTATGAATACGACAGCGGTGGTTACCGGAATATTCGCGACAAATCGGATAACTGCAAGTACGCCGAGGCCGCAATTCACGTCGATGGCCACCGCAAGGGTGAACAGGCCACTATCTGCCGCAACCGGCAATGCCGGGAACACTTCGCGCCCAGCCCGCGTACAAAAAAGACTCCAAAGGAGCTGGCCGGTGATCGCGCAAAGCGGCTGAAGGGCGATACCGAACGCAAGTTCCGCCAGGCCGTGCATGCCAAGGTATGCGCCAAGCTGAAGGATGGAACATCCGACGCTCTGTTCGTTCACTTCTCGAAGCAGGCGGTTCTCTCTGTGATCGCGGGCCGTGTCTTTGCCCGTGTCGATTCCAAGGTCCGTACAGACGTCTGCAACGACCTGGGGATCAAGGAACGTTATGGCGACGCCGATCGCGCAGCCCGGAAGAAGTTCGAGGGGCTGTCCATTGACGCTCTCATTCGGCTCACGCTGCGCATGATCTCGGCCGACTGCCTTCACGTTTCGGAGTGGGCGACAGATTTCACGGACGGCTCAGAGGATCTCCTCACCGTCGCCGGCGCGCTGGGTGTGGGTTACGAGAAGATCCGCACGGAGGTCGCTGCGGAGATGAAGGAGAAGGTCCAAAAGAAGGCGACCGCCGCTGAGAAAACGAAACCAGCCAAGAAGGCTGCAAAGGGGAAGAAGGCGAAGGCCTCCAGCAACTGATGTTCACCCTGCGCCAATACCAGCGAGAGGCCGTCGACAGCTCCGTCCGGTTCCTCCGGAACGGGACGGATAAGAACGGCCTCCTGATTCTTCCCACGGGATCCGGGAAGAGTCTCGTGATCGCGAGCATCGTCAACGAGCTCAAGGAACCGTCGCTGGTGTTCCAACCGTCAAAGGAAATCCTTCGCCAGAACTTTTCGAAGCTGATGGCGTATGGGTTCCGTCCGGCGGTGTATTCCGCGTCGCTGGGAAAGAAACAAGTGAGCGGCGGCGTGACGCTGGCCACGATCGGCAGCGTCGTCCGGAAGGCGGAGCATTTCGATCACGTCAAACACGTGCTCGTCGACGAGTGCCACCTGGTCTCGCCGGCGGAGGGCATGTACAAATCGTTTTTTGGGCAGCTCAGCGAGCCGCGGATCCTCGGGCTCACCGCAACACCATACCGGCTGGCGTCGACGATGCAGGGCCCGATCCTGAAGTTCCTGACCCGCACCAAGCCGCGGATCTTCTCCGACGTCGTCTACTACGTCCAGAACGCCAGGCTCTTCAATGAAGGCCACCTGGCGAAGCTGCAGTATTACCAGATCAAAGGCTTCGATCGATCCAAGCTGCGCTCGAATTCCACCGGCGCCGATTACACCGACGAATCCATCAAGGCGCATTTCCGTGATCTCGATTTCGCGGGAAAGTTGCAGCGCGTGGTGGAGAGGACGCTTGAGATCGGTCGGAAGGGCGTGCTGGTGTTCACGCGGTTCCTCCATGAGGCCGAACACCTGGCCAGCCGGATCCCGGGAGCGGTGACGGTCTCGGCAGAGACACCGGCAGCAGAGCGTGATCGGATCCTGAAGGAATTCAAGGAAGGACAAATCCAGGTCGTTGCCAATGTCGGAGTACTCACGACGGGCTTCGACTATCCCGAGCTGGACACCGTCATCCTCGCGCGACCGACGATGTCGCTGCAGCTCTACTACCAGATGGTTGGCCGCTGCATCCGGCCGCACCCACTGAAGGACCACGGCATGGTGGTCGACATGGTCGGTCTCATGGATCAGTTCGGCAAGGTCGAGGACCTGCGAATCGATAAGCGTGATGGCAAGTTCGTCATCACCAGCGGCGGCCGGCAACTCACAAACATTTTTTTCGGTTCACCACGCAGAGGGAAATTCTGATGTTCAAAACGGAACGCGTTGGCTGCCTGCTTTATACGTTCGCCGGTCATGGAGACGATACCGAGAACAAGGAACTGAAGCTGGTCTTTCGGGTTTATGGGATCAAGCAACCGCTGGCTGCGGAGATCTCGCCTAAGCTGGCCGATCGCCTTTTCCGGGAAACGGAGGGCGCATGGTTCCCAGTTGAGGAGATGACCAAATCGGCGTTCTCCAACATCCAGGTGGAGAACCAGAACGTCACGTTCTACTCCCTGCCGGAGAAGCAGCTCATCCAGGAAGACGAGGCCCTCGTCCTGGGCGCATTCATCTCCAATCTCCGCGCCGCGAAGGTGACCGCGCAATCGATCGACTTCTTCCTCGAGTTCGACATGGTGATCCCGATGAACTTCCACACCATGCGGCTGGTGGAGCAGTACTACAAGTCGATGTGCTTCCTGACGATGGTCCCGGTCCAACCTCAGCTTGAAGGTGTCAAGGTCACCGTCACTGTGACTCCGGAGCAACGCGAGCTGGAAGAGTCGCTCAATGCGGCTGCGGCCACATCCGATCCGCCGGCAGAAGAAGGTAAGGCAGCCAGGCGCGGCCGCCGCGGATCCGGCAAGAGCGCTGCGGCCGGGGAGAAGCCAGAATGAGCGCCACTCTCAACGCCTTGAAACATCGCCTGCGAAACTCAACCGAGTGCCGGGAGAACCCGGGGATCTCGATTGCAAGCGAGGCGATCGTTCATGCGGAGGAGCTGGAGGGGAAGCTGCGCAAAGCGACCAACATGCTGCTCGACAGAAATCTCGACAGCGCCGTCGTTGCTGAATTCATTGTCGAATGTTCGAAGGTTTTGGCATGAGCGTCACATCCAAAATCGAGTGGACCGACGCCACCTGGACACCGATCCGCGCGCGCCGGAAGGACACCGGAAAGGTGGGCGTTCATTGCGAGCGCGTCTCGCCCGGCTGCGCCAACTGCTACAGCGCGACCTTCAACCGGCGGAACCTTCCAAACCAAGGAACCGGCCTCGATTTTGTTCGATCGTCGCGCGATCTCGTGGAGATATTCGTCGACTTCGACATCCTGACACAGCCGCTGCATTGGAAAAGGCCGCGCAAGGTTTTCGTTTGTAGTCAGACCGATTTGTTCGCCGATTTCGTCACGGACGAGATGAGGGATCACGTGTTCAGCATCGCGGGCACGTGCGACGATCGAGATCTCGGCCATGAATTTCAAATCCTGACGAAGCGCCCGGAGCGGATGCTTGCCTATATGCGGGACCGGGCCCGTGATGTCTGGAACGGCCCACGAATGAATCGCAGCGCGTTTCCGCCCAGAAATATCTGGCTGGGTGTCAGCGTCGAGAATCAGGAGATGCTAGATCGGATCGACGTTCTCAAAGACATCCCGGCGGTCGTTAGGTTCGTTTCATTTGAGCCGTTGCTGGAGAACCTCGGGGCGCTGATTCTTGATGGCATCCACTGGGCGATCATTGGAGGCGAAAGCGGACCGGGCGCGCGGCCGTTCAACATTCAATGGGCGCGCTCGATTGTCAGTCAATGCAAGACGCAGCATGTTCCGGTCTTCGTGAAGCAACTGGGCGCAGCGCCTTTCCTGCAGTCCTCAAGTAGTTACCGGGAGGAAAGGCCCGGGTTCAAGCTCAGCATTCAATCGGTGGAGATCGATACATCGATCGGGCTAAAGGACCGCAAGGGAGGGGATCCGGAAGAGTGGCCGGCTGATCTGCGCGTTCGTGAGTTCCCCGCGGCGGTGACGGCATGAGCGCGCTCTCGCCAAACATCCGTTGCCAATCCTGCGCCTTCGGTCCCCAGCGCAGCTCCGTGACCGCCCACGAGCCCGACAACGTGCTACGTGGAACGATCGCCGCTCTCGGTGGGGTTCCATTCAGGTGTCACCATGCGCCGGATGGCAGGGAACTGAACTGGCGGGGCGGCCCTGTCGAATTCCTCAAATCCATGGACGGCCGGCGCGACTACCGGATCTGCGCCGGCTGGAAGTCCAAGGTCCGCCAGTTGGCGAAGCGCGGCCATTTCAATAAACGGAAATCGATCCTCCATGCGCTCGGCCAGTACGCCATGGAGCGGCTTGACGATTTCCTCGGATCAAAGAAGCGCTCGGTGAAGGATTGGGCTTTCAAGGAAATGAAGAGCACGGTTGCGCTGATCCGGCGGATCGGTCGAAAGGACCGGAAGGCGGTGACTGCGTGATCGGGAAACCAATCGCCCTCATCCAGGTACCGAATCAGCGCCTTTTCACCTCCGGGCACGCCGCACGTTATCTGGGAATCTCCAAGAACACGCTGGCGAAGGTAGAAGCGCTCGGTCTGATCCAGCCGATCAACTTCATTGGGCGGCGAGGGTACAAGCTCGAGGACCTCGACCGTTTGATTGACACACGGCCGGCGTGGGAACATGGCGCCGGCGAAAACCCGGGCCGGTCTCTCGAGGAAACGCATTCATGATCTTTGAAGAGACCGACAAGCAGGGCAATGTCCGCGTGGTCTGTTCCAAGTACTGGCCGGACGGATCCCGTTTTCGGCGCCGCTATCCCAATAAGACGCTTGCCAAGGTGGTCCAGGACCGGATCGCCGGTGCGATTGCGACAGGGAATTGGCGGGCGCTGAAGGCGCAGCTAACCGGTGGGGAAAAGAAGGAGCGCGAGGACAACTACACGGTGGAGCAGTTCTCGGCCGTGTACCTGAAGGAATACTGTGAGATCCGGAACACGCGTCCGGACTTCAAGCGGGAGACCTTCAAAACGATCAACGAAATCGTCGGCTCGGTCCGGTTGAGCAAGTTCACCCCGGCCGACGCGCTGCGCTTTGAGACGAAGCGGGCGGAGAAAGTTTCAGCGGCGACCATCAACGGTGGTCTGGCCGTCCTGAAGAACATGTTCACGTTCGCGGTGAAGAAGGGAATCCTCCGCCAGAATCCGATGGAGCGATATCAGAAGATAAAGGTGGATGAGAAAACGCGGCGCGTGTTGGAAGCCGCCGAGGCCCGACTGATCGTGGAGAAGACTCTCGAGGTGGATCCAGTTGTGGGCGCCTATCTGGGAGTGATTGCGGAGACCGGTCTTCGAATGGAAGAGGGTCTGCATCTGCGTTGGCAGTTTGTCGACGTTCCACGCCGTCGCATCACCGTGGAAGCTGCAACCGCAAAGAGCGGGAAGTCCCGTTACGTTCCCATGTCCGAGTACGCCGCGCAGCTGCTCGGCGGTCTGACGCGGATCGTTGGCGAGCCGTTCGTGTTCATTCGTGAGAGCACGGGAACGCGCCTGCGCGCGCCGCGGAAGGAGTTTGAGTTGGGGAAGAAGGCGGCCAAGATCACCTGGCCGGGCTTTCACGACTTCAGACATTACCGGGCAACTCAATGGCTGCGAAACGGGGTGGATATCCGGGTGGTTCAGCAGTGGCTGGGCCACAAGGACATCAACACGACGATGATCTATCTACACTTCGTCGAAGACCGGGCGGCGCAGCAGTTTGCTGAAGCTCAGAAACGTGAATTATTGGAGATCGCCGGATCCGGAACGGACAGGCGATCTGTAGGCGACCGAAAATCGGCTTTTGTGTAAGTCTAACTGGGAGGCAGGGATTCGAACCCCGATAAGCAGATCCAGAGTATTTCCCAAGCCTCAATCAGACTATCTCAAAAGCATTCATTAACCAATTCCGGCAAGGGTTTTCGCCAAAACTGAGATCCACGCCGGATCAAAGCCACGCACATTGCACAGGCGATTTATAGGCGACCGTGCGGCGGCCTGGTGGGGTGCTTCTCGTGAGCAGACAACTTCGCAATTACGACTTCAATAAGCCGGAGGACGTGCGGTCCTTCGGCTCCCATCTTACTGGACACTGTCCCGATTGCGGCCGGCGGATCTGGCGCAATCGCAAAGCTGTTCTCGCGTTCAAGGTAACGATCGGCTTCTTTGCCGTCATCGGCGCCGTTGGCTTCTTTTGGGGCCTCGGGCAGGTGCTCGGCTTCTGATCTGAAGCGTCCGCCAGCTCCACCGGCGGCTGTTGTTCACCTGTTACCCAAGGACGCGTTGTTTGACTGTCTTTGAATCAATTGAGCGAGCGGAGGTGTCCGCGTGACATTCCTCCGCGTCATCGACTTCGAAAAGCTCCAGCACTACCGAGATCGGAAGCCGCCATGGATCAAGCTCTATCGCGACCTGTGGAGTGATCCGCGGTTCTTCGATCTGAATGAGACTGAGCGGTATTTCCTTATCAGTTTCTACATTGTTGCCTCGCAAACGGATAACCGCATTCCGGAGAATCCCGCCTGGCTGAAGAAGGAGATGGCGACTACAAAGCCCATCCCGATCGCGCGCCTCATTGAAGCCGGCTGGATTGAACGAGTGGAGCAATCCGCAGGCGGCGCGCCAGCAAAACCGGAGCGTGTTGCTAGCGCTGATGCTGACGCGACGCTATCAAACGCGCCAGCAAAACCGGAGCATCTTGCTAGCAAGCCGCTACCATCGCGCGCGTCCGCGCGCTCGCGAGAGACAGAGAAGAGACAGAGTAGAGAAGAGACAGAAGGGAAAGGGCCTGCGGCCCCGCCGGCTGAAAACCGCCGGCGGCCATTCTCGGATTTCTTCATTGCCAGGTTTGAGCAAATCCGTGGATCCCGGCTCGTCACAGACAAGTCCGATTTCGTTGCACTGGACGCGCTGCTGAAGAAAACCGTCGACGATCCTGGCTTCACCCTGGAGCGGCTCCAGGCTCGCGCCTTGCAATTCCTCGAGAGTACCGACCAGTTTCACCAGAAGCAGGGACACCCGCTGCGCTGGTTCTGCCAAAACATCAACGCGTTCGCCGGACGAAACGGGAAACACAACCAGAGCGAGCGGGAACGCGAACTTCAATACATCCCAGTTCCGGAGGACGAATAACCCATGAGCACAGTTGTGGAAGAACGCGGCTGCCCGGATTGCAAATACACCGGATTCATTCACGTCCAGCAGGGCGGCGCCGTTGGCGTGAAGAGCTGCCACTGCGTGACGGACCGCATCGCGCGCAAGAGACAGTTCCACGCGGGCGAAGGCGCATGGCCCCTGCCAGAGAATCTGCGCCAGGCCACGTTGAAGTCATTCCTGCTGAGTGGTGTTTCCACCAGCGTCCGTTTTGCGTTCAATGCCGCGCAGCGATATGCCGAACGTCCGAGCAGAGGGATCCTGTTTGCCGGCGCTCCCGGTACCGGAAAGAGTCATCTGGCGGCAGCCATCCTGCAGGCGGTGAACGTCGAGGCGCACTTCGTTGGCGTTCCGATGCTGATGCGCGCGCTGCGCGATACGTTCAACGCCAGTGGAAGATCCGAGACGGACATCATCGACGAGTTGGTCCGTGTGCCATTGCTCGTCCTGGACGATATCGGCGCCGAACGCTCCAACGGCTACGCCGAGGAAACCCTCTACCTGATCATCGAGCAACGAAGCGCAGCAAAAAGGCCGCTGATCTTCACAACGAACAAACTGGTTTCGGAGACGTCGGGCCCGGCGCAGCTCCAGGAATATCTCAGTGAACGCACACACTCGAGGGTGAAGGGTCTGTGCTGGAACAACGACACCGGCCAGCTGAATTTCTTTCAGATGCAGGGCGCTGACCGGCGCTATGGGAAACACCAATGAGCAAACGCAAGAAGCCGGCCGCGCCGGTCCTCACCGTCCAGTGTCCGCTTTTCCATGAGGCGATCGGTAAGACGCAATGCCAGGAGCAGTGCAGCATCATCCGGACCAATGAGCGGACGTGTGACGCCCGGGCATGCGCCTCACCGTGGCGGTTTTGTCTTCACTGCTTGTTGCAGGGGTATCGCGGACCGGACTCGATCGTTACCGATCACATCCATGGCGCGTGCGAATTCCATCTCGAGCACGGCGGCGCCGCCAATCGCAATACTCCGTCGACGTTGAAAATGCCGAACCGCCGAGAGTCGGCCGAGCCGGTAGCGGGACAGGTTCTCACGATTCCAACTGCGCGGATCCGGCCACTCGCTGATCAGCCGCGGCGTTACTTCGACAAAGAGGAACTGGCGGCGCTGGAGCGCAGCATCATGAAACGCGGCCAGCTGCAGCCAGGCCTCGTCCGAAAGATCAAGGGCGACCCAAAGCACGAATTCGAGTTGATTGATGGTCAGCGCCGCTGGCATGCGTGCACGAAGGTTGGCGTGCCCTATCGCGCGATCGTGGTGCAGCCGACTGACGATGAAGACCAGTTCGAGATGTCGATCGCGTCAAACTTCCAGCGCGCGGAGCACACGCCAATGGAGGTTTCCGCCGCCATTGACCGTCTATCGAAGCGAGGCGGGCGCACCATGGATGAAATTGCCGTGCTCTTCGGCAAATCAAGCTACTGGGTGTTATCTCTACGCGCGGCTCATCAAGTTATCTCCAGAATTCCAGAAACTTGTCGAACCCAACGCGCCGGACTCCAAGCGCATTGCACTGACTGTGGCCTTCGAGCTCGCGCTTGTGCCGATGTCCGAGCAGCCGGCGGTGCTCGACATGGCCATTAAGGAGGGAATGACCTCCGGCGGCGCAGTGAGTTCGATCCGGAGGCATCTCGCCAAAGGCTCAGGAGGCGGCGCCGCTGGAGCGGATCCCGGGAGTCCGAAACACACCAGCCGGCTCAAGCCTGGTGATCACTATCGGACGCTGTTGAACTTTGCGAGGCGATCGCACGCGCAGGTTTGCTATCTCACGGACCGGCTCACCACCGAAGCGCTGAAAGGAATTCGTTCGGGCCATGACGCTCCCGCCCTCATCGAAAAACTGAGCGAAGTCGAGAAAACGATTCTGGTCCTGAAGGGAAAACTTTTCGGCGGCCGCGCAGGAGGCTCATTGAGCAAGTCGGAAATCGACAAGGCGCTCTATGGTCGCCGCGCATCGAAGTACAACATCGGCAGCAAGGCCGATCGCACCGAAGACGGCATCGTGTTCGATTCCGTCCATGAACGGGATTGCTATCTCCTTCTCAAGACGCTGGAAAGCCGTAGAGAAATCACGGAGCTGCAGCTGCAGAAACGGTTCTCTCTCGACACGGTCGCCAGAGATGGAGACGGATCTCCTGCGCACGTGTCCAGCTACGTCGCCGATTTCGTTTATCGCGATCGCGCCGGCCAGATCCACATTGTCGACGCCAAGGGATACAAGACCGCCATGTACAGAGTGAAAAAGAAGTGGTTCGAAATCCAGTACGCGCCTCTGAGGATCGAAGAGATATGAAGGCGATCGAGGTCTATTCCGGTTCAGACGGCGAGCTCACCAAACGCTACTACCAACAGCTGGAGCAGCTCGGCCCGGTCGGCATTCTGGCCATGAATCTGTTTCGAGCGCAAAAGTGCTCGGCCCGGGCGAAGGTGTATCGAGGCGGCGTTCGCGGCCGCGGCTCCTATCGCAGTATGGCGTATGAGCGTAAAAGCTGGTCAATGGGACTCCTCGCCAGCGTCCTGAGTGCACACGGGCGATCGCTCGGCGTCACATGGGGATGGAAGCAGGATCAAAACGTGGTCTTTGATGGCGGCGCGTCATGGGTCATGTATGTCGATCTTCCCAACGGACAGGTCAGCTTTCATTCACCGACGCGGATGCCCGGGCCGGACTATGCCGGCGAATGGTGCGGAGAGCATCGGAGCGAGGCAAGGATCCTCGAATTCTGTGACGGTCTGACGTCGAAGGTTAAAACCCTATTTGCGGATTCTTCTGTTTGAGGATCAGGGAGCGGTAACGACAAATGAGTGTGAATTCAATCATCGAACAGCTTCGCCAGGAGCGCGCCCGCATCGAAACGGCAATCAATGCGCTGGAAGGATCCGCCGGCAAAGTCTCATCTGACGGCTCTACCAGGAAGCGTGCGCCCAGTGCTCCATGGACGTGTCCTGACTGCGGCCGCGTCATGGCTGGGTCCGGGAAAGGGCGGCATCGGATTGCGTGCGAAGGAGCGTCTTTCCCGAAAACGGAAAAGTGTAGTTATTGCGCGAAAGGTTTTCCTGACGCTCGCGCGCTCGAGATCCACAAGGCCAATGAGCATTCACTGACGTGTAACTTCTGCCGGAAGGATTTCGCTGACGCTCACGCCCTCAGCATTCACAAGAGGGAAGATCACACCGAGAGGCGTGGAGGTCAGGCCACGAGGAAAGCCGGTTCCGCCTGATGCCGAATGCAATCGCTCCACGCTGCCGTTACTACCCTCGGTGTCCGCACTCGCAACCATGTCCAGATCATGGGAGGCGCAGCCCTTATCAGGACGTGCGCGGAACGACTGACGAGCGCGGCTACACACGGCGCTGGAAGGACTACACCGCATGGTTCAAGCGGCAACGCAACTGTTCGCTCTGCGGCAGAAACCATGTCGAGTGCGAGGAATGCGCCAAGCAAGGAATCATTCGTTTGACCGACGTTGTCGACCATAAGAAGCCCCATCGCAGGGATCGCTCTTTGTTTTGGTTGCACTCCAATCATCAGGGGCTGTGCACGGACTGCCACAATCGCAAATCAGGAACGGAGGTACTGGATCGATGAGCCATACATACGCTTTACTGGATGTCTCCTGGGAGACTTACAAAGAGATCCGCAACAAGCTCGAAGCTGCTGGCTATCAGCACGCCTTCGGAACTGATGGCGAGATCGACATGCACGGGATCGCGTTGACGATGGAGCACCCCGACGGGGGTCCAGTCTCTACGGCTCCGACGCTGGCGACCGCTCGCGCCCCGGCTGAAAGCGCCCGCGAAATTGAAGGGGGGGAGGGTCAACGATGAGAGGGCGCCCCCCCAGGCCACCACACTTGAGGGCCGTCGAGGGTAATCCGGGCCACCGCCCGATACCCGGATCCGGACCGTCATCCACTGATGGCGGTGATGGAGGCGGCAAAAAACTCCGCGCCGATACGGTCCGGCCAACCTGCCCGAAGGAGCTGTCGAAGGAAGCCAAAAAGGAATGGCGGCGGCTGGTTCCGATTCTGGAGGAACTGGGGCTGCTCGGCCGGACAGATCGCGGACACCTGGCGGCCTACTGCGCCTCGTTTGCCCGGTTCATTGAAGCCGAGGGCCACCTCGATAAAGAGGGCAGCATCCTCAAAACGGATGCCGGCGCACAGCATGAGAATCCCTGGAGCTGGGTGTCCAAACGCGAGCGGGAGATGATGCGCCAGCTGGGCAATGATATGTGCCTGACGGCGATCGGCCGCGTGCGCGCGAACATCATCATGGAGGTTCCGCAGAAACAGCTGCGGGAGAGGTTGGCCTCGAGCTGAGGTCTCACCGTGTACGATGAAGTTCGAGCGCGGATCTGGACCAACTTCTTCGAGAAGTGCCTGACCCACACGAAGGGCCTCTTCGCGCGACAGCCGTTCCTTCTCCCGCAATGGCAGAAAAAGATAGTGACCGACCTGATGGGCACGGTTAACGAGAAGACCGGGTATCGGCAGTACTCCACCGCCTACATTGAGGTTCCAAAGAAAAACGGGAAAACCGAGCTCGCGGCCGGCCTGGCGCTGGGCGGTCTCCTGATCGACGACGAGCCGGGCGCCGAAATCTATTCGGCGGCGTCGACGCGCGACCAGGCGGGGCTCGTGTTCCGGGTGGCGGCGCAGATGGTGCGCAATGATCCGGAGCTGAACGCCATGTGCCGGATCGTGGATTCAACGAAGACGATCTACCTGAAGAGCGATCGCAATTCGTTCTATCGCGCGATCTCCGCCGACGTCGGCGCCCAGGACGGCATCAACCCTCACATGGTGGTGTACGACGAGCTGCACCGGCAAAAGAACCGCGATCTCTGGGACGTTCTCAGCCTGGGATCGGACACGCGATCGCAACCCCTGCTTGTGGCGATCACGACGGCGGGGATCTCCGGGGAATCTCCAATCTGTTGGGATCAGCATGAATATGCGCGGCAGATCCTGCAGGGAGTGATCAACGATCCGAACTTTTACCCAGTCATCTACGCCAAACGCGATGAGGATGAGTGGGACTTCGAGGGCGAACCCGCAAAGGAGGGGAAGCCAGCCACCGGGTGGTACGCCTCCAATCCAGCGCTCGGCGACTTCCTCCGGATCGACAAGGTGCGCGCGGCCGCGGCGAAGGCGAAGCTCCTGCCATCCGAACAAAACAATTTCCGCCGGCTGCGCGGCAATGAATGGCTCGGCCAGGAGATGCGCTGGCTGCCGATGCATGAGTGGAACGCGTGCGGCGCGCCTTTCAACGTCCATGACCTGGCCGGGAAGAGCTGCTTTGCCGGAATGGATCTGTCGACGACTCAAGACATCACCGCGTTTGTTCTGCTGTTCCCAATCGGGAACGAGCTCTTCGTTCTTCCGTTTTTCTGGCTGCCGAAGCACGACATCATCCGCCGGGCCAAGAAGGACAACGTGCCCTATGACCGCTGGGCGAAGCAGGGACTGATCGAGCTGACGGATGGCAACATCATCGACTTTGACTTCGTTCGAAAGCGAATCAATGAACTGGGAGAAATCTACAACATCAAAGAAATTGCGAATGATCGGTGGAACGCTACCCAGATCACCACACAGCTGCAGTCCGACGGATTTACGATCAAGCCCACAGGGCAGGGGTTCGCGTCGCTGTCGGCGCCAGCGAAAGACATCGAGCGGTTGATGATGAATCGGTCGCTGCGCCACGGGAACAATCCGGTGCTCTCCTGGATGGCCGATTGTTGTTCGGTCGATGCAGACGCGGCAGGAAACATCAAGCCCGTGAAGGTGAACCGGTTGAAGACGAATAAACGCATAGACGGCATGTCCGCGATGATCACCGGGCACGCGAGCGTGATAGCGCACATGCCCAAGCTCGGAAAGCCGATTGCGGTGTGGATGTGATGAAACGCGTTAGGAAGATCGTCAGCAACGGTGTAGGCGCGGTCTATGACGGTGTGATCAAGCTCGGCGTGGATGGGCTGTCGTTCCTGGCGGGCTGGATCCTGCTCACGATCGGCGTTGCCTGTTATGACCCGCGCGCTGGCGCGATCGCCGCCGGCGCGATTCTGCTGTTGTCCCTCAAACCTCTTTGGAAATGGATCAAATGAGCAAGCAACAAAAACCTTCCGCGGCCGCGGCCGAAGCGAGTCCATTCACGCCAACCCGGGTCCGCATCGTCCAGGTTGACGCCGGCCTATGGTGGCAGGTATTCCGCACGCGCGGTCCGGAAACGCTTTCCTGCGATGGGATCCCGCCGGACGCGAAGCTCCTCCGTGTCTGGATTGACGAGGAGCGTGCAATGGTTTGCGGGATGTTTGAGCATCCCTCATTCGCGCCGATTCAGCATCCGCATCCGCCGATCCAGGAAATCCGATTCAAGAGGCACGAATAACCGTGGGCCTTCTCGCGGACCTGCTCGATCAGAAACGGCCGGGAGCGCTGGCGCGGCTGACGCAGCCAGACTGGTCCGGCGGTTACTCGAACCGCGTGCTGGCGGTGCTTCCCGGCGTCGGCGCCGCATTCATCACCCACGAGGACGCGATCAAGATCTCCGCGCTCTGGGCCTGCATGCGGGTGATCTCCGAAGCGATCGGCTCATCCACGTGGGAGATCTTCCTGGAACAGCCCAATGGCGACCGGGATTACATGCCGGGATCTACGGCATACCGGATCCTCAATGTTCGGCCGAACCTTGAAATGTCGCCGATTTCATTCCACCAGGCGACCGTCGCCGTGGCGCTTTTGTGGGGAAATTCATACGGAGAAATCGAACGCGATCGCGTCGGCAGGCCTGCGGCCATTTGGCCGATCTATCCGAACCGCTGCACGCTCGAGCGCGGGGAATCCGGCGCGCTGCAGCTGCGAGTGACGAACTTCGGCAAGCCGCCCACGCTCCTTCCATACGCCGACGTGTACCACATTCACGGCGTCGGTCTCGATGGAACCTGCGGACTTGATCTCGTGTCCACTGCGGCGCGTGGACTGTTGCAGGCGGCCGCTGCAGACACGTTCGGTCTGAAATATTTCCAGCACGGTACCGCGATGGGCGGCGTGTTGTCGACCGACAGCACACTCGATCAGAAGGAACTCGACGATATCCGGGCTCAGGTGGAGAAGCGCGTGTCCGGTCCTGAAAACGCCTTCAGGTTCCTGGTGCTCGGGAGCGGCATGAAATGGACGCCCATTACATCGACTCTCAATGAAGGCCAAAACCGCGAGCTCCGCGACTTCATGGTGAACGAGGTCTGCCGCTGGTGTGGTGTGCCACCGCACAAGATTGCCCAGCTGGATCGCGCGACGTTCGGCAACATCGAACACCAGGGCATTGAGTTTCAGCGCGACGCGCTACGACCGTGGGCGAAGCGCTGCGAGCAAGAGATCGATTTCAAAGTCCTGCCGGCTGGGCCTATCACCGTGCGCTGCGACCTGGAATGGGCGGCCGAGGGCGACGCGAAATCGAAGGCGGAGACGGATGCGATTCTCGTCCGCAATGGCCTGCTCCGTAGAAACGAAGTCCGCCGGCGGCGTGGATTCAATTCCGTCGGCTCCGAAGGCGACGTGCTCACGGTGGAAAGTCAGCTGACTACACTCGAGGCCGTGGCCAATGGTGAAACTGCTCCTGCAGCGAAGCAGCCGGCGTCAGCGGATCCGGCGCCACGCCTGACGGAAGCGGCCCGGGCATTGTTTGCCGCGTCGATGCGCCGCTGTATGCGCCGTCACCTTCATCGTGCGGAGTCCATCCGCAGCAAGACCGCCCAGGAATTCCGCGATCTGATGGATCCGGAGAAGACCGGACAGCTCCAATACGTGGCCAGTCAGATTGCGGAGACCATCGAGATTTTGGTCAGCGTTGCCGGCGATCGCTACGAATCGAAAATTCGAAACGCTCAATCGTTCGTGATCGCAGCAGCTGAAGAACGGACACGTGAGGATTATCGAGAGCTCGTGGCGGCTTACGATGGAACCCGGTTGCGCGCATGGCGTGACATTGACGCGCGCGCGGATGAGCTCGGCGAGGAATTCGCCGGAATCGTAAAGGGGGCCATTCAATGAATCGGAGACGCTGGGCGTTTTTAAACGGGCCGGGTTCTGGTGGCGAGCGCAAGCCGTTTCGGATGGAGAAGAAGGCGGACAGCGCCGATATCTACATCTACGACATTGTCGGCGACTCCTGGGATGGCGTCACTGCCAAACAGTTCGCCGCCGACCTGAAAGCGCTGGGCGACGTGAAGGTCCTGAACGTCTTCATCAACTCAGTGGGCGGCTCGGTGATGGACGGCGTGGCGATCTACAACCAGCTGAAGCGCCATCGCGCCGAGATCCGCGTTCAGGTCGACGGCCTGGCCGCGTCGATCGCCTCCGTGATTGCGATGGCCGGCGACTCGATTGTGATGTCCAAGAACGCGCTGATGATGATCCACGATCCGTGGGGCTTTGCCGTGGGAACAGCCGAAGAGATGCGCAAGGCGGCCGATGCTCTCGACAAAATGAAAACCACGATCGTCGACACGTACGTCGCGAGGACGGGCCAGAAACAATCCGACGTCACCGCGTGGATGACCGCCGAGACCTGGTTCACGGCGGACGAAGCCGTAGAAAACGGGTTTGCCGATTCCGTCTCTGACGTGGAAGTCGGAGTTGCGGCCATGGCGGGTCACGACATCAAGAATTTCAGAAATGTTCCGGCATCGCTGAAGTCGGCGATCGGACGCGCGGCTGCGCCGCCGCCGGAAAAAGAAACTGTCTCCACTGTGGAGACGGAGGGAACGGCGCCAGCGCCGCATCCCGCACTCGCGCGCGTGGCGAGCGTGTTGTCAAATCGCCAATGGCTGGGCCAGCCCACCACCTAGTTCGAGATCGCAAACAAACACTTTTTGGGGAGTTGAATCCATGAATCACATCAAAGACAAAAAGCGGTGGTGGGCCATTCAGTTCTGCACGTCGGTGACGCCGGCCCAACCCAATCGATTTGATATTCTCGGTCCCATCGGTATCGCGGCGTTGACCGTGATGATCGTCTGCATGATCGCCGCCACGGCGATGGCGGAACCCTCCGCGGCCGCGGCCGGCTACAGCCTGGCGGTGATGCCGCTGGCCGTACCCTCGGCGCGCCCAATGAGCATGACGGAGCTCGAGGAATTTCTCCGGCGGACGGCGAGTCCACACGTGCGATTCCGCAATGACACGCCGACGATCGACAGCCTGCGCGAGCTGGCGCTCGATCTGTCGAATCAGATGAAGCGGATCCAGGACAAGGCGGACACCGAGAAGCGCGGGTTGACGGCGGACGAGAAAACGATGATCGACAACCTCGAGGCGCGTTTCAACTCGACGGTTGAAGACATCGATCGCCGGACGCGAATTGCCGCGGCCAGCGAAAAGCTGAGCCAGCCGGCTGGCCGAAAGACCGTGGGCGAACAGCCCGCGTATGGCGAGGCTGCAAGAACTCGTCACTCTTCCGAGAATGACGACCGCAAGTTTGGATTCGTGTCGGTCGGCGAATTCGGCAAGGCCGTTTTGCATGCGTCTGCAAAGGGCGCTCAGAACATCGATCCGCGCCTGATCGCGAATGCGGCGCCGTCGACGTCCTCGAGCGAGGGCACGGGAGCGGATGGCGGGTTTCTGGTTCCTCCAGATTTCCGGAACACCATCATGCAGAAGGTCGACGCGGAGGACGATCTCGCTGGGCGGACTGACCGTTTGACCACGAGCTCGAACAATGTGACCATCCCGATCGACGAAACCACGCCATGGCAGCAGACCGGCGGGATCCAGGCTTACTGGACCGGCGAGCAGAAGCTGATCGCGCAGTCGAAGGTTGCGCTGGAAAGCCGCACGCTTGAGCTCCATAAGCTGACCGCGATGGTTCCGGTCACGGACGAGTTGCTCGAGGACGCGGGAACGCTGACGGGGTATATCAACAAGAAAGCCCCGGAGAAGATCGGGTTCAAGGTTTCCGACGCGATTCTCTGTGGCACGGGCGCCGGTATGCCGCTGGGCATCCTGGCGGGCGCTCCGAAGATCACTGTCGACAAGGAGATGTCGCAGACGTCTGCGGATCCGATCCTGTTCAAGAACATCGTGAACATGTATTCCCGGCTCTATAAGGGCTGCCGGAAAAATGCGATCTGGATCATCAATCAGGACGTGGAGCCTCAGCTGTACGGCATGCAGTTCCCCGGGACGGGAACGGCGGTACCGGTCTTTCTGCCTCCGGGCGGTTTGTCGGGCAGCCCGTATGCGACGCTCTTCGGTAAGCCGATCATTTCGCACGAATCGGCCAAGGAGCTGGGGACAGAGGGCGACATCATCCTGACGGATCTCAACCAGTACCTGTCTCTGATGAAGACGCAGGGCCTGCGCCAGGACGTGTCGATCCACCTGTTCTTCGACTATGACGTCACGGCGTTCCGCTTCATTCTGCGCTGTGGTGGCAAGCCGTGGTGGAACAACCCCATCACGCCGAAGAACGGTTCGAACACGCGTTCTTGCACCGTCACGCTCCAGACCCGGTCGTAATCATTGCCGGCTCGCGGGGCTCAGGCCCCGCGAATGTTCTCAACAACTTTTTTGTGAAAGGACTTTGATTCCCATGAACCACGAACTCGCAGAAGTTGCGAAGATCGTCGCCGGCGGCGCAGGGCTCCTGAACAGCGGTGGCTTGACCGGCCGGCTCGTTTCGATGGCCCGGTTCCGACGCGTGCAGATTCAGGTTTATCTGAAGCCTGCTTCCGGGACGGACCCTGCCGCCATCACGCTCACGCAGCGGAAATCGACGGACGAATCCCCGACCAGCGAAAAGACGCTTCCCTTCACGAAGGCGCGGCGTCAACGTCCGGGGACATCGGATGACAACGAGATCATTTCCGTGTCGAACAACTCGATCACGACGTCCGCGGCCGCGGCGGAGGAGCTGTACACGATCGATGTGGACAGCGATTCCCTCGACGTGGCGAACGGATTCGATTGCGTGCGCGCGAATGTGAGCGACCCCGGCAGTGTTTCCACTCCGGCGAGCATCACATACATCGGGTACGATGCCGGCTACGCGGCCGCGGATCCGCCAAGCGCAGTCGTCGCCTAACGAAAGGAAGGCGGCGTTTCAATGCGGCAATTCAGACCAGACGGCAGGAGACCGCTTCCGCGTCTGGTCTCGCCTCCTTCGGGGCTCATCGTCGATCTCGCTACTGTCAAGCTCCACTGCAAAATTCAGAATGACGATCATGACGCGATCATCTCAAACGTCTGGATTCCTACCGCGATCGATCACGCCCAAAAGCTGAGCAACGAAGTACTGCTGACGCAGGCCTGGGACATCACGTTGAGCCGTTTCCCGGAAGGCCGCGGTGAAATTGAACTGTGGCCGAAGCCAGTCCAGTCGATCGAGTCGATCATCTATCGCGACGAGTCCGGAGCCAGCCAGTCATTCGGTTCGTACGATGACGGTTCTCCCCCGTCGGTTCTCGAGTACTTCCTGCAGCGAGATCCCGTGCGACCGTTCATCGGGCTCAACCCAGGTTATTCATGGCCGGCCACCGCGGATGCACTCAACGCGGTAGTAGTCCGCGCGAGCTGCGGCTATGGATTCACCTCAGATGTCCCCGCCCGTTTTATTCATGGCGTGCTCCTGTTGTGTGGGCACTTCTACCGGTACCGAGAGGAAACCTCCGCGCTCGACTTGAAGCAGATTCCCATTGGCATCAAAGCGCTGCTGGAGGGCGCCAAAATTGGCTGAGAACGGCAACGGCAAAACACTGTTGGGTCTCCCGCTGACTCCTGACCTGGTAGTCAAGCTGATCGCGCTCGTATTCGCGCTGGGCATGATCTGGCAGCGGATCCAAAGCATGGAAACGAGCATCTCGAGGGACCTCGGCGCCAACCGCGACGTCATTGAGGAGCGGTTGAAAAATATCGAGTGGCGCCTGGGGCGCGTGGAAGGCCGGATTGACTCCCTCCGCTGAAATCATCGTCCTCCTGTATGGCCAGCCGGAGCTGGAGCGGCGCTGTCTTGAGGCCGTCGCCGCGCACACTGACCTCACTCGCCACAAGCTGACCGTCATCGACAACTGGCAACGCGACGCGAATCTCTCCCACGTGTGGAACCAGGCTATTGCTCGGAGCGATCGCGAATTCGTGTGTCTCTTGAATTCGGACGCGGTGGTGGAAGCTCAATGGCTCGAGCGCATGCTCCAGGTGGCTGGTGATGAGGCCGCCGACGCCGTCGGGCCTAAATCCGATCGCGCGGGAGCGATGTCACAAAAAGGCCCCACCGGCCCGGGCGTCACACCAACGGACCAGCTGTCCGGATTCTGTTTGTTGCTGCGGCGATCGTCCGTCATCGCGGCCGGCGGTTTTCGAGAGGATTTCACGTTCTACGGGCAGGAATCGAATCTCATGCTGCGGCTGCGGCGAAAGTTCGTGGCCAATCCGGTGTGGGTTCTGCACGCGTCCGGCGCGTCGGTGCGCGCGGTCCAGCGCCAGCAGGAAGAGGTTTGGCTGCGCAATGAATTCTGGCCGCGTCAGCTGAGTTTCAACTGGAACCTTCGCATTGCGATCCTGGGATACGGGCCCGGCATGCCCGGTCCCCTCTGGGCGGGCATCGATGACGCGGTGAAGGAGTTCGCGCGTGAGCGATGCACAGTGAAGCATTTTTCACTGGCGACCGTCACGGCCGACGAGCTTAAGGACTGGAAGCCCGGCGCGGTGATTGTCTGCAGCGGCATGCCGCAGATGATGCGGGGCGTTGAAGCGCTCAAGGGAGTCACCTGCCCGCGGGGATTCTGGTTCAATGACCTGCGGACCGCCGCGGAGTATCAAGCCGGGCGTCTCGCTCCATACCGCATCAACCGGGCGTTTCTCTGCTTCAAACACACTGACGAGTATTCTTGGGATGCCTGGTCGCAGCTTCTCGGCAGCGCCGGCGTCACGTACATGCCGCAGGGCTGCCGCATTCATCCGGAGCTCGCGCCGCTCGAGCTGCGCGGCAAGACGCTGTTCATCGGAGATCTCGAGAACCAACGGTTCCATTCCGGACGCCGTGAAGTAGTCGCCGCTCTGGGAGCGACGCACATCAACTTCAAAGAAGGTACGTCGGCCCGCGATGACATTTACCGAAAGACCCGGGAGATCTACCGGCAATATGAATTCATTCTGTCGATGTCACCCGGCGCCAACGGCTACACGTCGCAGCGGACATACGACATCCTCGCCTTTGGCGGTCTCGCGCTCGTGAAGCGATTTCCCGGTTGCGATGATCTGTTCGAGCACCGAAAGCACGTTCTCTTCTGGACAAAGATCGATGAGGCGCGCGCGCTCATTGAGGAGTACTCCGCGAAGCCGGACGAGTGTGAGCGGATCCGCAAGCGCGGCTGGCGCCTGTCGCAGGCGCGCCACACGGGAATGCGGCGGATCATGAATATCGCGAGCGCACTCACGACAGCGAACAGGGGGTTCTGGGGATCCCTCAGTTGATCTGGGCCGTCACCATGGTCCGCGACGAGGCGGACATCATCGGCTACACCATCCGTCATCTCGCGGCCGAAGGCGTCAACGGGATCACCATTGCGGACAACCTCTCGAAAGACGCCACCCGCCGCGAAATCCAGCTAGCGGCCGCGGCCGTGCGGATCCCCGTTGAAATCGTCGACGATCCCGATCCAGCGTATTTCCAAGGACGGAAGATGACCGCGCTCGCCAGGCGGGCTGCAGACCGCGGGGCGACCTGGATCATTCCATTCGACGCGGATGAACTGTGGTACGCGCCAGGCCTGCCGCTCGCGTCATATTTGCGCAAGGTTCCGGCGGCCGCGCCGTGCGTCCTCGCCCGCCGGTGGAATCACATGGCAACCGCGGCTGACGATCCTGCTGATTCAAATCCGTTCACGCGGATGCGTTACCGCCAGAAATCGCCGATCGGCAATTTCAAATGTGCGTTCCGCTGGCATCCGCAGGCCTCGATCATTGACGGCAATCACGGGATCCGGATTGCCGGCGAGCCCGTCGGGCATCACGAAGAGTTCATCGGTCTGCGCCACTTCCCTTATCGCTCACCGGGCCAGCTCGTCACCAAAATCCGCAACGGCATGGAAGCGATAATAGCCGGCAAGCGGCCGCCCACGATGTCCGCACACTGGCGGAATCTCTGGACCGTTCTGGAAAAGCAGGGAGAAGAAGCGCTTCGAAAGATCTTTGAAGAACGATTTTTTGCGAGCGATCCAACCAGTCTCATCTTCGACCCGGCGCCGTCGCGAATAAGCTGTCGGGCATGACGAGCGTGCTCGCTGAAGCCATTGCCCAACTCGGCTCCGGCCCATACCGTGATGGCTCATCCACGCGCGCGGGATGGCTCTACCAACCAATGGGCGACTTCGTTCCGGAACTGCAGAATGTTCCCTGTCACTGGCCTGACGCAGTGCGCCACACGTTTGGCGTTATCCGCGACGCTGGTGGTCACGAGGGCACGTTGATCGACGTCGGATGTTCCACCGGATATTACCTGGCAGGCCTCTCCGGCTATTCGCTCGCGCAGGGATACGAGCGGGATCCCGCCGCGCTGGCGATCGCGCGGGCGTGCGGCCTCAACGTCTGTTCGGAGGAACTGTTCGGTCTCACGCCAGCGGAGTTTCCACGCCCGGTCACCGTGCTCGCGCTGAACGTCCACATGTGGTGGGTGAAGCAGGGCGTCGCGAGCGACATGATGAACCGCATCGCTAACGTTGCCGATCGCTGTTTCTTCCAGACGGCCGGCGCAGATTCGCGGGGCATGTTTACCGTGGATTTCCTGCGCAGCGCTGCAGATGAGGATCGATATCTATCCTGGTGGTTTGCGCATCGGGAGTTGATCGACACGACCGCCCTGCACGGAGGGGCCCGCCGTCTATGGCGCCTCAAACATCGTCCGTAGTCCACCTTGGCAACACGATCATCAAGCGCGTTGACCGCTATCTCGAGTACGGGATCGTGGAGCGCGAACTCACGTTCCTGGCGTTGCTCCACGGATCCGGGTACACGCCGCGATTAATCGAAGCGAACCCTGCTGCCAACGAAATCACCATGGAATACGTGGGATCCAACGTGGCGTCGGCTGTGCGCCCACGCGACATGAGAGCACAAATGGATGCGATTCTTTCTGATTTGGCCAGGCGCATGATCCGTCACAACGATATCCGTCCGGAAAATGTGACGGTCCAGAACGGACGCCTTTATCTGATCGATTGGCAATGGGCCACCATTGACGAGGATCCGCCGGCGACCTGGCCAGCCGGCCTTGGCGGCCGATATCGAGCGGGCTGGCCAGCGTGGAAGTTTGACGATCGCGCGAGTTTCGAACGGAGTTTGCGTCTCCAATGAACGTTACGGCGATCATGCCCGTGCGCGGGAGACAACGGCTCGCCCAGCTCGCGATCGAATGTTTTCTCGCGCAGGACTATCCAGACAAAGAGCTCCGCGTCATCCAGGACGCCGATGATCCCTCTTTCCATGCTGGCTTCATTCCGCCAGAGCGCGTTCGGATCGACACACTCCCCACGCGCCGGCCGATCTCAACGAAATTGAATCGCATGTGCCAGGAATCGGCGGCCGCGATCATCGTGCGATGGGATTCGGATGATTGGAGCGCGCCCGGGCGGATCTCCGCGCAGATGAAAGCGCTCGAGGAGTCTGGCAAGGCTGTGACTGGATATCGATCGATGCTTTTTTGGGATGGATCCGCGCCGTATCTTTGGCGGTGCAACGCGGCGGACTACAGCCTCGGAACCTCGCTATGTTTTCGTCGTTCCTGGTGGGCCACCCATCCATTTCCGGAAACCGGCCTGGGCAAGCATTCAAAGACCGGCGCCTGGTACGGAGAGGACGGCGTGTTCTCGCGGAAAGCGCACAGCCAGGATCAACTCCTGAACCTAGAATGCGGCGCACTGATGGTGGCGAGAATCCATCCGGGGAATTCCTATCCCAAGGACGTCGATTGCGAGCAATACCGAAAGAAACCGCTCGAAGTTCTTCCAAAGGAATTTCCGAGGTAAGGAAGCCCCCTCTCCCGCGCCGTAGTCTTTCGGTCATGGCTGAGCGCGCAACCAAGCTGACCACAGACCAACTGTTCCAGCGCTTGCTCTCGTTCGTTCTGCGTCCCGACCACGAGGGCGAATACTCGGATCGGCCCGGCGATCCCGGCGGAAAGACGATGCGCGGCATCACTGAAGCGGTTGCACGCAAGTGGGGCTGGACTGGCCCAATGCAGCTGCTGCCGATGGATCTCACGGTGAAGATCTACCGCGAAGGCTACTTCGATCTCTGTCATTGCGGGGAGCTCCCGCCGGCGATCGCCGCTCTGGTGTTCGACTCTGCAGTCAACCAGGGCGGTGGCCGATGTCTGCAGCGTGCGCTGAACTCGATGGCGCTGGGGATTGGGCTCGTTGTGGACGGCGCGATCGGTCCGAAAACGCTCGCCGCGGTCAAGATGGTTTCTCCCGATCGGATCGTCGAATTCGCCGACATGGTGGCGGCCAAGCGCGCCGAGATGTATCACGAAGCCAAAGACCCAAAAACTGGCGAGCGCATGGCCGAAAAGAATCCCGGCTGGTGGGCGCGTCTCATGCGCTGCCACACGCTCGCCCTTGAACTCGCGAGGCAGAGCTGATGAATCCCACAGGCAAATACATGTCGGCGTGGCAACACTTCCTGGATTCGCTGGCCACGAAGGGCGGCGCGATCCTGATTCTCACGGTTCTGATTTTCGCTGGGATCGTTTGCCGCTGGCTGAACTGGATCACCAGTGACCAGCTCGCGCATGAGGCCTTCACTTCACTGTTGACGGCGCTCGGGATCTCACGGCTCAACAACAACGCAGACAAAAACATCGGCGCTCCCGCGCCAAAGGACGGTGACTGATGGGTTGGAAATCACTCCTAACACAACTGGCAGAAGGCGGGCTGACGACTCTCGCGATTGCTGGTCCTCCGGGCGTGTCGATCGCGGCGGGGATTGGAAAGGCCGCTCTAGAAAAGAACGTCAACATTCCCGCGACTCCGCTGCCGGCGGATGGTCCGGATGTTTTCGCGCGCATTGACGCGATCGTCGCTGGCGTCGAAGGTTTCGCAAAGGACCTGAAAGACGCAGGCGGAACAATGACGCCGGAGCAGAAGAAGGCAGTGGCGGTGACGCATGCCTTCACCGTGTTTACTGAATCGTTCGCGCTGGCCGGCCGGAAAGTTGGCGACGAAGCGGCGTTGAAACTCGCCATGGATCAGGCGGCACAGGCCGCGTCTCTTGCGGTCGAAGCCAGGCTGAATTTCCTGAAGTCGATCAAGGTGGAGGGGTGATGAAAGCAAGGACACTCATCATTGTCGCGACCGTTCTGTCGCTGGCCGGCGCTCTCCTGGCGAAAGGCAATCTTGCCCCGCTGCCGATCATCATCACCTATGGCGCAGTCGGCAACGCGTACCAGTGCGCCACGATGGAAAACTCGTTCTCCGAAGACGCTCAAATGTGGGTCAGCACGGAGCTCTCGCTGGATGGTAATGAGACCAAGGTCGTCCCGATCCGTGAACTCGGCACCCTCGGCGTACGCGAAGTGAATTATTTCCGGTGGGCGTCTGGTAACTGTCTCGGACCATTGAACGCTACCGTGAAGGCTCTAATTCCGCCAGGCAAAGGGCTCAAGGCTGACGCCGTCGATCTCTCGTTCCACATTAAAAACTACGATGCGATCCCGTGGTTGAAGTCGAACAACGTGCCGAGGGACACGCCAGCGGTGCTGTACGGCGATCCAACCTTCGGTAATGCTCAGGCGCTTGTCGCCGTGCTCGCGCATCACACCGTAGGCTGGCATCCCGCGGAAGATGACCTGCACGGCGCATTCTCGGACGCGTGGGTCAACGTTACTGCATCGCCTACGGTCGACGTCGAAATCGTGGTGAAGAACAAAACGAGCAAGAAGCTGAACTTTTCAGTCACGTTCAAGGTGTTCTCCGACAACGCAGTCAAATGGCGAGAGATGCCTCCAGAGCATCGCGGGCTGACGCCGTTCGTTCAAAAGCTGATGCAATGAAGCTCCCATCCGGATCCGGAGACCTCGACCGCAAGCTGACGTTCCAGGCGCGCACCATTGCCACAACGGAGAGCAAATCCGCCAGGGAGCAGTGGGCCGATTCTTTCACCGTCTGGGGCTCATTTGAGCCCCTTGGCGCCTCGGAAAATCCGGTCCAGCTCACCGTGGACACGGACGTCACGCGCATCTCGGAAGAGAAGGCTCGCTTCGCAATCGATTATCGAACTGGAATCGATCCGCATAAGAACCGAATCGTTATGGCGGAAAAGGTTGGGAGTTCCACATGGAACATCGTTGCGCCGATGCACTTCCCCAAAGAGGGCTGGACCATTATCGAAGCTGAGCGGGTGCAGTGATGATGACAGTGGAACGCGCGATCGGCGCGATTCTCGCGGGCGATGCTGGCGTACTAGCAGTTGCCTCCGACCGAATCTACAACGGCGAAATTCCTGCGGGAACTGAAGGGCCTGCCGTTGAAATCGGCATTTCGGGCGAGCTCCGGCCCGTCGACACATTGGAGGGTGGTTGCGCGCTCACGCAGTGCACGATCTATACGTTCTCTGCGGCCAAAGGCCAGCCTGGAACCGACAACGATCTTGCGAGCGACCTCGACTATGCAGTGATCGCAGCGCTGAACGATGAGATCCATGGCGAAATCGCAGACGGTTCGCCTCCGGAGATGCTATTCGTTCAGCTGATCGAGAACGTTCGCGCCCACCGATATTCCTACAATGAGACCGCCCGCATGTACGGGTACGTATCCGAGTTCCGCGTGTGGTTCTTAGACCCGCGCAAGTTAGGCGACGACGACTAATTCATTTTTGACGAAGGAGAAGAACGATGGCCGACAAGACCAAAGCGCAGATTGGGTCTAAAACCAAGGCTTCCTTTTGGAAACCTACGGCGAGCCCGCCGGCGTACACGGATATTGGGAAGGTCCGGCGCGCGAGCGGCATCGGCGTCGAACTGCCCGAAGTGGAGTCGAGTACGTGGGACGACGAGGCGGAAGCTTTTATACCGGGCTTGAAGCGCGGCAAGACCGTGACGATCGTTATGCCCGATAACGCAGCCAACCGGGCCATCGCTGAGACGTACTTCCAGGAGGGCGCGCTTCTCGACATGAAGATCGAGTGGCCAGCTCCGATGAGTCTCACGCGTTATTTCCCTTTGCAATGCCTCGGCTATGAGCTCGGGGAAATCACGCCTGGTGGATTGCTGGAAATCACGATGACCGGCCGCATGACGTCATCGCCGCCGAGCGCCACGGATCCGCACGCTGCGCCATAGTTTTGGCGCGAGATAGCGCATGACCGTCCTTGGCGCGTGAGGGCATTGTCGGCGGTTCGCTGGGGCAGTTTGCGCAGACATTGCGGGCGGCTGCCGCGACGCCGGGACATCAACAGGTTTGTAGTTTGGAGGTACAGAATGGAACTCCTCACAAGGGAGCAGATCAAGAACGCCAGTGACATCAAGAAGGAGCTGGTGAAGGTTCCGGAGTGGGGCGGCAACGTCCTGGTGTGGGGGCTGACGGGCACGGAGCGCGACGCTTTCGACGAGAGCAATCTGACTCGAGGCAAACGCGGCCGGCTCGATGTGCGCATCCAGCAGGCCCGCGTGCGGCTGGTTATCATGGCGTGCCGCGACGAGCAGGGCAACCAGATCTTTACGGACGCCGACGCTGAATGGCTCAGCGCGAAGAGCGCCGCGGCGCTGGCCCGCGTTCATGAAGTGGCGTCGCGCCTCTCCGGCCTCACCGATGGAGAGATCGAGGAGCAGGTAAAAAACTAGAGGCCCGGCACATCCGGCGGTTCTGTGTCGGGCTGGCTGACAAATACGGGATTCCGGTCCACGAGCTGCTCCGGCGCTGGACATCGCTGGAAATATCGGAACTCGTGGCGTTCTACACATTAAAGGGACGATCGGAACGCCAGGCGGCAAAGAAAGCTACGGCGCCGCCGAAGGAGCCGGAACAAACCCCAGAGCAATTGCTGGCGATTCTTGAGGGCTGATTAATCATGGCTGACGAGTACCTGCAGGGATTCAGCGAATTGATGGGCGCCCTCGACCGCAGCAACCTTTCCTATGTCGACCGGCGGAAGCTGGTTGTCAAATCCCTCCGTGAAGGCGGCACGATTATCCAGGAGCGCGCGAAAGAACTCGCCCCATCGCGCAGCGGCCGCCTCCGAGAAAAGAACATTCGTGTTTCCGTTGTCGATCAAACTTCGGAAGGGGCTGAAGCGCGGATCGGTATCACGGACGCGGGATTCCCCGGAAAATTCGCCGAGCTGGGAACGCGGCATCAGCGCAAGACCCCATGGCTCGGTCCGTCCTACGACGAAAAGCTGGAAGCAGCCGTGAATCACGTCGGCGACACCCTTGGCGACGGAATCGTAGAGGGCTTCGGCAATGACTAGCGCGATCCGTCAGCTCTACGTCACCCTGAAGCTGCAGGCGGACTCTTACAACAACGCGCTCCGCCAGGCGCAGCGCGAAACACGCGAGCTCGAAAAGACGATCAGACCGACGATGAAGCTCGTCGACGATCTGAGCCGGACTATGAAGACGGCCGGCGTCGCCATGACGGCCGCAGTCACCGCTCCAATCGCTGCAGTCGCAGGCCTCGGCATCCAGTTCAACGCGATGCAGGAGCAGGCACAAATTGCCTTCACCACGCTGTTGGGATCCGGAGAGAAAGCGCGGCGGTTCCTGGAGGAGATGAAGGAGTTTGCGGCCAAAACTCCGTTTGAATTTCCCGATCTCGTGCGCGCAAGCCAGCGGCTCCTGGCGATGGGCTTTGCGGCCAACCAGATCAAACCGTTGTTGACGAGCGTTGGCGACGCCGCAGCGGGGCTTGGAGGCAGCGCCGACACGATCGATCGAATCACACTGGCGCTCGGTCAGATGGCCGGCCGCGGTCGCGTAGCCACGCAGGAGATGAATCAGCTGACCGAGGTTGGGATTCCAGCCTGGCGTTTACTGGCCGAGGGTATGGGAGTCTCCGAACAAAAACTGCGGGACATGGTGGAGAAGGGGCTGGTTCCTGCCGACAAGTCGATCCAGATACTCCAGGAGGGCATGAACAAAGCCTTCGGCGGCCAGATGGCAAAACAGGCGGAGACGTTCTCCGGACTGTTGTCCACCATTAAGGACGAGGCGCGCTTCATTGCGGGAGATCTCACGACAGGCCTGTTCAACGTCGTCAAAGGCCCGCTAAAAACCGCTGTCGAAACTCTCGAGAGGATGCGGTCGACGATCAACGGGCTCTCCGACGACACCAAAGCGTGGATTGCAATCTTCGGTGTAGGTCTCGCCTCCATCGGGCCTGCTCTGCTGATCGTGTCCGGCGGGTTATTTGCGATCAAACAAACCATCGAGGGGATCATTCTTCTCCGCGCCGGCCTGTTTGCCACCATCTCAGTGATTAGTGGGGTCGGCGCCGTTAGCTCGCTCGCGGAAGCACGGATCGCACTGGGACTCTACGCGGAGTCCGTATGGGCAATCCACGGAGCCTGGGTCGCCACCGCTGCAGTCGCAGCGGCATACCTTGCGTTGGCTTATGAAATCTACCAACTGGGCAACGCGATCGCGGATCTGGTCGAGGCCAAGCGCGACGCAGCTCGAGCCAGCTCCGAATTCGAGGCAAGCGTCAAAACACTTGAGGAACGGCTGCGATCTGAAGGGGTAGTGATCGACCGCGGAAAGATGAGCCTGGAGGAATACGCGATCGCCCTCCAGAAAGCAGGCCAGGCCAAGTGGCTAAATCCGGATTGGTTGATTATCCAGCAGCAATGGGAGAAGCACCTACGGGATCTCGACGAGGCGCTGCGCCGAATCAAAGAACGGGAGATGGCGGCAGCTGAGGCCGCGAAAGCTCACGCTGCTGAAGTAAAACGAGTGACGGAGAGCTTTCAACAGGCGTTCCGACCAGCGGATGAACTGGCGCGCGAGTTGGACATCCTGCTCAAGAAGTACATGGTCAATGACGTGATCGCCGTCTATGGCCAGAAAATCGACGACGCTGCCAGGATTCAAGTCGGGTTCAACGGGAAGATTTCGGAAACGATCCGGGTGCTCGACACGCTGTACCTTCGGATGAAATCCGCGGAAGCACTCAAATCTGGATTTGCTGACCTCGAGAAGGAAGCCGCCAGCGGTTTGCAGTCGCTGCTCGACAAGCTCTCGCCGCGAAAGGATGTGATCCAGCCATTAAATCTTCCTATCCCACGCATAGCGAATGACAAGGAGGAGATCGAGTTCCTCTCATCGATGGAGTTGCAGGCGGGCTATGCGGCGCTGAAACTTCAGAACCTGAACTCGACGCTAAAGCAGGTCGCGGCGACCACTTCGAGCATGCCGAAGATGCCGGAGCTCCCGCCGGTCTTTACGGAGAGCGAGCTCGCCAGGAAAGCACGGACGGAGCTTTCCGAGGCGGAGAGGTCAGCGACCGCCCTTGGCGTGGCCATCCGCGAACTTCAGAACGATGACCTTGCCGGTACCGGACTCAAAGATGCGCAGATCATTGGTCTTCTCGGCGGCAACCTGGAAACCGCTGCAAAAAATGCGGAGCTGCTCGGGATCAAGCTCGACGAGCAAACGATTCACCTGATCAACCAGATTGACGCGACGAAGAAAGCCGAGGAGGAAGCCAAGCGCTGGGAGCGAACCTGGTCGCAGGTCCTGGCGAACATCACAACGGAATTTGTCAGCGGACTCTCGTCCCTGATCCTGAGGGGCAGAGACATTGGGTCGAGGGTAGGTCGTACGTTTATTGAGGCGTTCTTTGCAGAGCTATTCAATCCGCTGACGAATCTGCTAGCGGGGTGGGGCCGTGCGCTCGCGACGCAACTGCAGACGTCTGTAATGCCGCGTATTGCCGGCGCGATTGGTCTGGGATCGCTCCTTCCGAAAGTTGCTGGGGCAGCCACAAAGACGGCGGCGCAGCTCCCGATCGACCCGGCGGTCGCTGGAACCTATACCGGCCTAATGGGTGGCGGCGGCGGAGCTGGGGCGGCAGCGGGAGCGCATGGGTTCTTCGGGCTTTCCGGCGCCCAGCTCGGCGCGTTCTTCTCGAATCCGTTCACGATCGGCGTCGGCGCCGCTATCGGCGCAGGCCTGCTGGTGAAGCATTTCGTTGGCCGCGGTCGCCGCGCGGCGGACGATTTCGGCGGCGCCGTTGAACGGCCATTCGGTCAGCAGCTGGGATTGATCGTCGACGAGTTCAACTCCGCGAAGGGCGCCGGATCACTCAGCTTGGCGGAAGCGAAAACGACCCGCGATGAGCTGGTCGCGCTTCAGCGCCAGTTCATTTCACAGTCCGCTGAATTTGCCGCCCAGGGCGACGCGCAGCGCAAGGTGGTGGAACAGGCCATTGCCGGCCACAACGCCAACTTTGGGCCGAACCTGTCACGCATCCTGGACGACGTCAACACGACGATCGCGTCGCTGGCGAAGGGCCAGACCGTTGGCGGGATCCCGCAGACCGGGCTTGCATTGTCAGCCAGCAGCAAGATCGACGCCGCGGCGGATAAGTTTCTCCAGGCGGCGGACAAGTTTCTGCAGGCAAATGCCGCCAAGGAACCGCAAGCCGTCCAGGAGAATCACTACGAGCAGACGGTGAACATCACGATTGAGGGCTCTGGGAAGAGCACTCGTGAACTGATGGAGGAGATCGACGCGGAATTGAAGTCTGGCAATGGCGGGTTTCGCGCGGGGTGGACGCGGATCTTTAGCCAGAACAAAGGCGTGGTGGTGAACTGATGAGCCGGCGGCGCGCGTACTACCTGACGAATCCGGAAAGCATGGTGACGTTCCCGGTCACCGAGACGTGGGACTCCAATCCCGAGCGGATCCGTGAGACCGCGGTCCGCCTTCAGGCGCAGCGCGGCAGGAAGTTCAACGAGCCGCAGTTTTCCGCGCGTGAGATCGTCCTGCGTTTCCGGGTCACGGAAACTGAGCTCGTCTTCTTTCGTGATCTTCACAAGCTGCTGAGTGGCGACGCCACGCCGTTCTACTTCGTGTTCGATCCGAACGGATCGCCGCTCGAGTCTTTGCTGGTCCGGAAAGAACCAGAGTTCCTGCCGGAGCCAATCGAACCGGCGAGAGTGGGCGGCGTTTACGTGCGCCGCTATCTGTACGTCATGACCCTGACCGAAGACGTCGACTCCGAACTTGAAATAGGAGTTTGAACCGCACGGTGTTAGACCGTGACTGAAAAGGAGAAACACATGGGGAAGAAGCTGACAGCGCACAATGTGCGAACCGAACGCCGGATTAAGGACGTCCTGGATCCTCGTGTACCGCCAGGGAATAAGGCCGTGGATCTGGCTCTTTTCAGCGACATCCATGTCGACGGTGAAAAGCATCACGAATACAACGAGCCATCGATTGGCTTTCCGGCAGATGGGGATATTGCAGCGCATGTCCAGCGCCACATTTCGAATCATCTAAGGGTTTGGCACCACGCCATGAACCTTCCCGAAAAGCACGATCTGGGGAAGATGGAAATCTCCCCGGATCCGCCGGCCGATGAAATCGGTGCGCTGCGCGATCGCGCGAACGCCGGCCGGAACGAACTCATGATGATGAAGATCGATTCAGATCTTGGGCTGCTGGACAACGCCGAGGCTTCCATGGCGGCGAAGCGGAGGGAAGTGCGCCAACTAATTGCAGACCACCGTAAGGCCGTTGCAGCGAAGCAGGGGGGCTAGATCGCAGGGATGCCGCAGACGAATTACAAGGTCTACACCGTCAACTCGGCGCAGGTTACCGGGAGCCATCCGGATTTCCCTGGTCTCCTTCCGGCGGCTGCCGATAACGATCTTCGAACGATCGCCAACGGTGGTCATGTTTATAGCGCTGCTGGCGATGACTTCCGGACTTTCTCCTCCGGATCTCTGGTGACATCCACTCCGCTGGAGGTTGCCAATTTCGATGCATCGACGGGAGCTAAAGAAATCTATTCCAAGATCTCGTCCCTTGCCACCAGCGCGACGGTTGCTCTGGCATATGGAGATTCAAGTCTGAGCGCGGGCAGCTCCACTAGCGTGTGGTCGGACAACTTCGCTGCGGTGTATCACTTCGGTTCGAACGGATCTCTCTCGCTAAATGACTCCTCGCCAAACGGAAACAATCTCACCGGCGTGAACACGCCGACATCCGGCGCTGGACAATATGGCGGCGGAATCGCAGTCGCGAGCGCCAGCAGCCAATATGCGTATAAGGACGGATACGCAACCACGGCGATCGCGATGAGTATTACATGCTGGGCCAAAGCCACAAACGATCCTGGCTTTGGAAACTATCGCGGAATCGTGTCCTCCTACGACACCGGCTCCAGCGGAGCGTTTTTCATTCTCTACCAGGCGTTTTTGGCCACCGCAGTCTATTGCGGCGTGGTCAATTCGCCGTTCTTCGTTGGAAAAGATCCAGCTCAGGGATTCGGTACCGGTTCGTTCGTTCATCAGGGCATGACTTACTCCTCCACGAACGGGATCAAGCATTACCACGATGGCGGAACGGTTATAGACAGCGCCGCTGGCAATGGAAACCTGATCACTGCGTCGAGCAGGCTCGAGGTTGGAGCGCAATCCAACCAACCGACCCGGTACTTTAATGGCGTGGTCGACGAAGTTCGCGTTTCCATGGTGGAACGCAGCGCCAATTACATTTCAGCTGAACGCAACAATCTGTTTTCGCTCGGCGCTTTTTGGTCGACAGGGAGCGAACAGGCAGTCCCTTCCGGATACCTTGATCGCGGGATTCCGCGCGGAGTTTTGAGAGGAGCTTCACTATGATTTTCGAGGCCAAATACAACACTGCCTTTACGTTTGAGTTTCCTGTGATCAAGCGCGGTGTTGTCGACTTCGCAGCGTCAGGCGATTGGAGTCCGGCCACTGGCGACACGAAGATCAGTAAGGACGGCGGGAACGTCGCCAATACCTCGAACAACCCATCGGCAGTTGGCGGGACCGGATCCATACTCTGGACGCTCACGCTCACCTCGACGGAGATGCAAGCAGCTCGCGTCGTGATTCAGATCGTGGACAGCGCAACGAAAGCCGTCGAAGATCAGTCGATAATCATTCTTACTTACGGCAACGCCTCCGCTCACTTCGTGGAGGATCGCTCGATTGCAAAGCCGTCCAACTTCGCGTCGCTTTCAATCGATGGAAGTGGGCGGGTGGACGCAGGAAAGATTGCCGGTCAGTCACAAACGGGAAGCGTGGACATCGCCGCAATCGTTTCAAGCGGCACGTATGGCCTCTCCGCTCTTAAAACCATCCTCGACACCATCGCCGGCTACATTGACACCGAAGTGGCCGCCATCAAGGCGAAGACTGACAGTCTCCCGGCCGACACCGCTTCAACGCTGGCAACCATTGCGGGATACATCGACACGGAGGTTGCTGCGATTCTTGCAGCGGTCGATACCGAGATTGCCGCCATCAAGGCGAAAACCGACAAGCTTCCGAACGTCGCTCTGGTCTCTGGCGCGGTTGTCGATGATGCCGCAAATACCGCAAGTGTGTTTAAGACCAACCTGGCGGCTCAATATAAACATGCGTTTTTGACATTCACATCGGGCGCCTTGAACGGCGAGACGGCCCGGATCTCCAGCGTCGACGTCGGAACAGGGTTTGCTACGACGTCCGGGTTCTCGGCCGAACCATCGGCCGGTGACACGTTCGACATCATCAACAAGTAGAACATCGTGGGTCTGCTACTTCTTCACGCCGCAGAGCAAACCCTGGACGACCTCCAGGTATTCGACGCCGGCGCAGACTCGTCGGTTGCGGCCTACATCTCCCGCCGGCGCGGAGCCAGATGGACGGCTATCGCGCGGATCTTCCTGGATGACGGGACCGAGAATGTTGCCGCCGGAAAGGTCAATCACCCATCGCGAACCTATGAAGCTCGAGTACTCGCCTGGGGATCGATCGAGCGCTCCATTCCGGTACCGAGCGGGATGCCCGAAGCCGCGCGCGCTCGACTCCGGCTGGGCGATACAGATCTCGCTTGGCGCAACAAGATGGGCAGTCAGACGCCGCAGGGGCGGCGCATCCAGGTGAAGTTCCTGCAGGCGGGAACTAGCGAGGCCGCCGCGGACATCATTTTCACGGGGATAATCGAGGAGTTCAGGAAAGGCCCCGGCTATCTGGAGCTCTCCGCGGTCAGTGACATGCTGGCGTGGATCGACGAGCCGATCCCCGAGGTCATCACGCCGGCGAATTTCCCGGAGTTCCCAAACGTCAAGCAATCGTTCCTTCCGGTCATCCTCGGGCATGTCGTCGCTGGAGCGGTACCAACTGGCTATACGCCTGGCCCCCCTGAAGATCCGCCAGCTGGCGCGATGAACGACGCTGCCAACGCCGCCGCTGCGCTGACTGCGGAGATCGCAGCAGCAACGTTCACGACGCCAGGCGTATTCAGCGCGTTTCAGGACGGTCAAGAATGGATCAATAAGATCGAGTCGAAGTACGCGCAGGCGCTCGCGCTCATCATTAACGAGTTCGATCTGGAGTACGACGCTGGCGTTCTGGAGCTGGCGGATGCGGAGTATGCCCGCGACAAGCTTCAGGAACTTCTCGATGCGACCGACGCCAAGGCGACTGAGTTCGCGGCCGGCAGTGTTGGCCGCGCTTCGATCATTTCCGCTTTCCGCTCGGGGGTGACGTCCTTCTTCGGCGAGAACTGGGAGACGATGCTGACCAAGAAGGATGCGCAGATCGCTGCGCTCGGCGGGAGTCCTCCGGAGGAGCTCGTCGCAACGCAGGGAGCCATTCCGCTTCCATACATCGGCTGGGTAGAAGGCATCGGCGACCGCTGGGGCGGCGCCATCCACGCGCTCTGGAATCCCCTGATCGTTCATCGCAAGAGGCCAGACGAAAGCATCTTCACACCGGTGATCTCAGACGAATTCGAGGTCACGGTTCAGACGCGGGAATTTGGTGAGTATCCCGGCCGCACGTTCGATTGCACATTCATCGACTTTCACGACCAGCAACCGGAAGGCACGGAGATCCGGCTGGACGCGGACGGCGCCTTCTACCGCGGCGAGTTTGGAGCGATGCCGGCGGCAGGGTACGGAGCCGACGACAGCCGCCTGCCACTGGACAACCCCGTAGATGGTTTCCTGATCCTGCGGGATCTCCTGTTCGCAAAGGCGCCAGCTGCAAGCGGGTTCGATATCGATGCGCTGATGACGCTGCGCGCCAAGCTGGAGATCGGCGGAGCGACCATTCCGCCACTCTCCTGCAATGAGGCCATCATTGAAAGCATGACGCCGCGCGAGCTGCTCGGCCGATTCAACGCCAGCTTCCAGACGGATCTGTTCGAAAGCAACCGCGGCCTCCTGAAAATGGTCCGCATCGATGACACAAACGACAACCGTCCAGTACTGACGGAAAGCGTGATCCTCAAAGACTCGTTCGAAGAGCGATCGCCGAATCCCACGGTTAACCGGTTTCGGGCCAACTACACGCGCAACCACGCCGGCAACACGTGGTTCGATCTGGCTCTCGCGGACAACGTCGAAGATCAAACCAACCGCGGGAAGCTCGAGGAGCAGACGATCGATCTCCATTTCGTGCGGGATCCAATCACGGCGCAGGCAGCGATCAGCGACCGCCTCCGCTACACGAGCCTCGGAAGCTACCTGCAGCGGCTGGAAGTTCCGTTGAAGAAGGTTTCGCACTGGCTCGAGCTCGCGCGGCTGTTCGGTATCATGCACCGCCACGGCATGCAGATCAGTGGCTATCACAACCGCGAGGTCAAGGTCATCGGCACCTCGATCGACCTGGACGGATTCAAGGTGACGATCGATTCGATTGTCCGCGCGCCGCAGCGGTTTGGTCAGGTGGTGGAAATGGCCGGGACGTTCGACGCCGGAGCGGATAGCGACATAGCCGCGGTAGAGACGGACATACGGGACCTGATCATTCGTCCAACCGATTTTGAATTCAATCCAGCGCCCGGTCTGTCCGTTCGCGGAACATTCACGGACCCAGAAGACGCTCTAACTGCCGGTGACGGCAGTTTTCTGCGATGCGAAATCAGTGGTGGCAGCGGGCTCTCAACTTTCGCAATTGATCACTACAAAACATGGGAAACCATTCCCGAAGACCTGACTGGATTGCTTGGGGTCACGTTCCGAGCGCGCATTCGCTGGGCAAAGCGCGGGCCAGAGGAATCCCCGAACACGACGAACCCATACTTCTACATTGAAGCGTGGCACGTCATTAAAACGAATCCCGTGCTCGTTCCGAGCTCAGACCCGATCGACGGCATTGCCAGCGTTTATCAGAATCCCGGGGACGGGATTGACCAGGAGACTTTCATCGAAGTTGTTTCCGACCCAATCTCGGCCGAACGTTTCAACGAGGTCAAAGACAACCTGATAGTCAGGGTCGGTCAACTAATGGAGGTTGGCGACTTCGCCGCGCCATATCCGCATTTGGACGTCTCGGAAATCTGGGCGGTCCTGCATTTTGTAACTGACCCATTTGCATAAGGGAGTTTTGAATGGCAACGAAACGAATCAGCGCCAACAACGCGAACCAGCTGATCGCTACCGAGTTTGAGAATGGTGTTTACCTGCAGCCGCATTCCGGCGATCCCGGTGAGCTGGGCCTCGACAACGTCATTGAGGGAGCTCCTCGGGTGTTCTGTTCGGATTGGAGCGTGCCGGCCGACAAGGAAATCCACAACACCGAAAACATCGAGTTCGAGAATATGCCGCCCTGCAACGTGAATCACTTCTCCGTCTGGGATGCTTTGGAAGATGGGAACTTCAAACGGTCCACCCCATACATCGCGGGATCGCCGCCGGAGGTCACGACTGTCCCCGTCCTCGAGGGTGACACGCTGAGGATTCCCGCAGAAGCGTTCTCGTTCAGACTGTCAAACGTAGCCGCGTGACGGCGCCAGCGCGGTCCGGGGCGTAGATGATCTCATTTCCGCATGAGCGCATGAGCAGCGAAGGGGGTCTTTCTCGTACATACTTTCCCTTTGGCAATTCCGAGAGAACTACCTTATTCGGGGGGTCGTTGATTCCCTTATAAGTCGTCGTTGTGCTGAGGGGTTGCCAGTGTTCCGCAACCAAAAGCGAGCAGTGGGGACATTTCATAAGCTTCCCAAATCCTCCATCGCCTCCCCCATCTCCTCGATCGCCGTGTCCCGCGCGGCCATCAACAGGTGGGCGACGTCTTCCGTTTCCCGGTCTGTCCAGCCGTAGCGCGCGCGGAGCTGCTCCACTTCGCCGGCCATCCAGACCATGAAGTTGGCTTTCGAGCTGGCTGCGAGGTAATGGGCGAGTTGATTCATGACATTCGCCTAAATGGAATCGAGAGGTACTCCTTCACGGATCCTGCTGGTGCCAGTTCCGCCAGTCCAGCTTCCGGCCACTCTTCGCTCGGATCAACGTAGGTTCCAAAGACACGATCCCAAACTGAAAACATCTGCGAGAAGTTGCAGTTGAAATGCTCCGGCCGGGCGCTGTGGTGCAGGCGGTGTACCGCATTGTCAGTGAATATCGCCCGCAGCGGGCCCAGCGTTATCCTCGTGTCGGAATGGGCAAATTGATTCCAGCCCACCAGGAAGGCCGACAGGATGAACATCTCCGGCGCGTCAATTCGAAGAAGGGCGGCGGGCAATGCCACTACCGGAATGAAAATAAGGTGGTCCAGCGGGTGAACATAGAAGCCGAGGCAGTTCATCGGCCTGATTGCATGATGCAGACGGTGCAGTCGCCAGAGAATGGAAAACTTGTGCGAGGCGCGGTGGCTCCAGTACATGAAGAAGTCGGCAAACGCGATGTATCCCACAAACAGCAGTGTTCCCATAATGGCGCGCGCTACTGGCGGTCCGTCTTTCAGGAACACGTTCAGTGGAGTCAGCGAAGTGCTTGGAAGCGCGCTCGCTAGAGCAGATACTAACGGGCTGCAAAAGGTAGCCATCAGGATCGAGATCAACGCAAAGCGGAAATTGGAATAATTTCGCTGTCCCGACGCGGGCCACATCCGTTCAAGAAACGCAATCACGGCAGTGATGCAAAGGAAGACCGTGATGGCTCCGGCGTAGCGGCCGATCGGGAGATGCGCCGTGAAGGTGTTGATGTATCGCGAGCAGCGATAGGCGCCCTCCAGCAGGAGCAACAGCAGGACCAGTTTTGAAATGAATTTGAGCATTTCCGTCCTCCATTGAAGGCTACAGTGCCCATCCAGAGTAGCGGCAGCCGCCGGCAATGCGCCACTCGTGGCGATCTGTGCCGCAGAAGGACCAGCGTGCGACGACATGCTTTCGGCAGGTGCTGCAGATGGCTTCAGACATGCGCGTGCTTAATATAGGCCTGACAGATCAGGACTCTGAGGACCCGCAGCCTTTCCAATCGCCCACCGGACAACTCCATCCGTGGTTGTGAAGAAATGCCTGTTGTTGTCGTCGAGCGGTTCTGCAGTGACCGTGTAATCGGCGCCGGTCCCCCTTAGCGATAACACATAGCCATTCCGAGCAGTGAGGAACACTTGATAGGAACGGTCCGACGAAGCGAGCTCAGCCAGATTGTCAGGATAGCGACCTCCATGGTCCGAAAGAAAAACGACTGACGCTGTGTTTATCGTCCTGAGATTCGCGATCGCGATTTTTTCAGGTTCCGAAAGGTTCGATCCGGCTTGAGAAGCTAGCGCCGCGGCCGCTTTCTGTTGAGACTTTGTTAGTTGAGCCCCACGAGCGAGCTTGAACCATGCATATGTTCCGAGCGGCGCGCACACTGCGAAGATAATCGCCCAAACAAGAAACGCCCGGCTGCCGGAACTGGCCTGCGGCATTTTGGAAATTAAAGGAGGAGGCTGGGAAGGACCCACGGTCGCGCGCTCATCGAGCACTCGAGCCTTGGCCTTTGTGAATTCATCCTCGGATAGATGCCCTTTGGCTCGAAGCTCTATGAGATCCGCCAGCTCTTCAGTACTTTTGCCGCTCCACAATTTCG